TTATAATGGAAATGAGACCATCCATTGTGTGAAAGGGCTGACCATTTCTGCTTCCCAGGAACTTCTGACTAAAGAACAGTGCTTTCTCTATGTCAGCAGCATGGAACGCAGCACAGTCTTGGCGACTTTCTGCTGTATTTCCAGCACCAGCGATAGTGCTAGTCGCAGCATTGGTCTTGGAGAGTGCCCAGGTATTGCGGAAAATCTGAGTGTAGTTGGTAATACGCGTAGGAACGATTACCATGCTCTGCGGGCGGAGAGACGCTTCTTCGTAAGCATTTCCAACCATCCACAGTTGCACGTTATCCGCAGCGTTTTGTGCAAACACAGTACCAACTGCTCTCTGAACACCCACGTGCGTTGCGTCTATCACGTTAGTAATCAGAATGTTCTCATTGGTAGAATCCATACGCATAATCATACCAGGAAGAACGTTTACAGTAGTATCCACAGTAAGCGTGGAATCTGCTGCAAGTATGGCACCATCGAGTTGCAGCGACGGAAAGATCATGGTTTTGGAAAAATACCCATGCTCAAACTGATACGCTGTTTCCTCTTTCAGAAGTGCCGTAAGACCAAACAACGGGGCAGTGCCGTTAGGCATAAGCCTCGTAATCATCGCCGCAAATGACTTCTTTGCTAGATCTTGCGTAATCTGCGATGTATTAAAAACTCCAGTAACGCCAGGCATTGAGGTATCTCCTACTCAAAGTTGAAGGGATCGCAGATTAGGCTGCTTGTGTGCCGATTGAATCTAGGCGAATACGCGGATTGAACGTGATTGCGATGTTTCCAGCAGTTGCGGTACTGGCAACAGAAACGTTGATCGTTCCTGCATCCGGTGATACACCAGTAACGATAGCTGCCGCACCAATACCAACTCCTGTGACTCCCATTCCCGGCATTACCTGCGCGACTTGTGCCGCAGTAAAGCCACTAAGTATGAGAGTGGTGTTGGTTGTGGTTCCAACAAGAACTACTGTTGGTTTGGTAGACAGCAGTGTAAGGAAGTATGTGCGTGTTACACTGGCAGCTACGTTAAGAGTGCCTACACCAGAAACAATGCCAGTACCAGCTGCAAAAGTCATCGCCTGTGCTACAGTATTCTGGTAGACAAACTTGAAACAGTCACCAACTTGAGGTCCAAGCCCACCAGCAGTCATTGCAGCAATGATAGAATCTGCTGATGGGAAGGTGTCAATGAAACCTGCAACTGGACCACTTCGCTGCAACCACCCACTAAGAACTTGTGCAGCAGTAAGAGTCGCAGCACCAACTGTTACGTTGGTTTGTGGTTGCAATTGGTCCAGAATAGGTTGACCAGGAGCAGCCCTGTCACCTAGCCCAGAACCATCAACTCGTGCGCGTGAATACATAGGAAAGATTCTCCAAAAATTGAAAGGTTAAAGATGTTAAGAACCCGCCACTTCTTCCAGATACTTCGTCCAATCAGGTTCAACTGGGCCAGTTTTTCTGTCACCATCTTTCGGCGGTCGCGCACTCACCAAAGATTCTGCAAAAACACCGAAAAACTCTTCAGCGCGTGCAACAACTTCATCTGGACGCAATTGTGGATTTTTAGCTGCAATAGTAGCCTTAAGAGCTTCTACTATTGGGGTAGCAGCAGGATGTTGAAGTGCGGAATTGGTAGGGCGGGTTGAGTTTAACTGAAGTGTTTTAAACCGGGATTCTGATGCTGCATCTAAACGTCCATTGTTCTTTTTGAAACTCTGCTCCATTATTCCTGTGAATACTTGAGCAGCAGCAGTAAACGTAGATTGTGAAACCCGGTTTAATATAGCGGTGAAAGCTTGTTGATCACCACTGAGAGCTTTTTGCATCTGTTCTGGTGGAATACCAGCAGCAAAATTCATTTTGTTTGCTGCTTCACCAAATTTCTTTGCATCAAAAGTAAGAAGTGGCTCACCAAAAGGATCAACTGGTGCGTTCTTCTTATCATCTTCTGTTATCTTAAACAAGTCTGTAAAAGAATCGAGAGGGTTAACTTTCTTATTAGGATCAGTTACTCCCTCGACACCAGCTGCGCCAGTACCAGGTGCAGCTGTTCTGTTCGGAGCACCAGGATCAGCTAAAGGATTAGCTACTTCCATGCCTGAAGCTGGTGCTGGAGCTGGTGCTGGTTGATTTACAGCACCAGGATTTGTTGTACCTATTGCAGCAGGCGTTCTGCTGCGAAAAAGATTTCCAATGTTAAAGTTCAATCCACTTCCGCCATCTTGTGCCATTGTGAGACTCCTTAAGAGTTACTGGTTTGAGGAACTACGGTTTCTGCTGCTAAAAGTAAAAGGTGTTCATAAGCACCAATTTCACCACTAAGTTCTGCTTCTCGTTGCATGAATTCGATATTAGCTTCAGCTAAAGGTTTACCTGATTGGAGATCAATTTTAAGTTGTGCTTTATTTTCTATTGCATCAGCAGCAAGAGACTGGATAAGCATGAGAGATAGTTGAGAAAAGCGCGTTGCTGCAAACATTTCATCGTCTGTAAATTCAAATGCAGTAAAACGTGTTGCTTTCGGTTTTGGCATAGAAGCACCTATGGTTGGACTTGATTTTGGGGTCTTGCAGCATCGGGTTTACCAGCATTTTCCATAGCAGTAATCTGCTTAAGAATTGTGTCTCTTTCCTGAGGGGTTCTGCGGAAGTCATCAAACCACTGAGCACCTTGCATCTTGCACCAGTAGGTAAACGCGCCAACAATATCAAACTCTGCCTGCATAAGAGGTGAAGTTTGTATCGTTTGCATGAATACTTGGAGCAGTTCAGGATTCAGAAGTTTCTCACTGTTGAGAAGCCCATCAGAAACTTTGAACTGGATTGCAGTTTGACGCAATTCCTGGGGTTTGATTGCTACGAGTTGTTTGGAACTTGCATTGTAGTATTCTGTTGCAGGTTGATACTGGAGAATATTGAATTTCAGCATTTCTTTCATTGGAACGAATACTTGGTGTTCTAAAACAAGAGCACCAAGCTGCTGGCGGCTGTTGCTATTCCCCATAGTTTCAGTAAATTCCGCTCGTGTTTTGTTTCCTTTCTGAAACTGCCCACGATCTACTTTATTTTGACCATTAGCAATATCTGCCATACTGTTTACATTCTCTGCCATTTGAAGTGTCGATGCAATGTTATCATCGCGAAAAGGTATCTGGTAAACAGCCTCAGAAAGAGGTTTACCATACGCAGATTGTTTCACAGGAATTCTAGCAACAGAAGATACTTTGTCTATATCTTCTTTTCGCACTCTCGAAGGATCGTAGAGCAACCTATCAAACACTTGGCGGCGCTTAGCTTCTATTGCGGCATTCCAAAGACTTGTGCTCATACTCTGGAATGGAACAGCATTGTCGAGGAAAGATTTTGTCTGATACCCTAGACCGTCTTCGTTAGGTTGGCAGATTAGAATTGGAAGAATGTTGTGCACATTTGTTTGGCGCTCAACAAAGATTAGTATTTTCCTGTTTACAAGTATAAACTTCCAAATCTGTGGTTGGTTCCGGCGCGGAACTGCAATGCGGAAATCTTGAGGAACTACGCGACCGTAGAGGGTAGTAACTTCATACATGTTATGATATTCAATACCTTCCTTCCCATTAGCATTTCCATCTATCATGGCCCAAGAGAGCCAATTGGTAGTAGGGTATGCTTGAGTGGAGCCTACAAAGGAGGAAGGATTGATCTGCGGCATGTAGTACCAAGAATCTGAACCATTAAGGGTTATTGAAGGAGTTCCAGACTCAAATGCTTCTTTACCATTCATGGTAAAATCTGTATTCAAATTTAGCAGAAGTTGCTTTAGCTGAATACGAGACATTATTTCGCTGTAACCTATGAACTCTCCATCTGTATGCACGCGCGTAGGAAGAACACGCTTATCCCAGATCAGATTGTAAACATCTAGGTGGCGGAGACAGTTTCCTTCATAGTAGGTTTCAGTAGTAGGCGTGCCAGTACGAAGGTTCGCAGCAGGATCATTGGTGATTGACGGAACTCTGCTTCTCTTCCATGCAACTTCTATTGCACCGAAATTGTATTTAAGACCATCGCGCAAAAACATTGCAAGTTCGCGCGCCCAACCGTAATGGATTGAATTGTCTGCAATTACTGTTTCCATCATCAATGCGTTGTTTGCAAGAGCTGGACTAGTAACTACACCGAAAATTGGATAGCTGGTAAGAAATACACCAGCAAGGTAGGCAAGCGCACTTTCCACCTGCGGGAGAACTACTGGAACATTCATATTCTGGAGCTTGAATGGATCTCCAGATTTGTTTGCTTGGAGAGCACGTTGCTGTTCTACGCTGCGATCCATTTCTCGTTGGTACTGGAGATCACGCTCCAAAAACTGAGCACGAAGGTTCCAAGTAGTAGTAAGACTTTCTACACAGTTTTGACAGTACTTTACTATTGCTTGTTGCTGTTTTGGATTGTCGACTTTATACGGCGTGTTTGGCTGGCTCATTGTGTGGGTTTCCAGAAGTTAAAATGGAAGTGCTTCTGCAATTTCTACTTCTGTCATTGCCTGCGGCGAAAGATCTAAAGCAAGGCGTTCGACAAAAGTATTCAAACTCATCAGGACTCCATACTTGTCAATAGCCCTGTAACACCAAGCTAACAGGTCTAGAATATCATCCACGTTATCACGTTTCAGAGGATTCCAGTGAATTATCTGAGTAACTACCTCCGCGCGCACTTCCGGGCGCAGGAGAATCTCACCCTTCACCAACTGCTGTATCATATCTTTGATTTTTGCGTTCTTAGAGTACGCGTTGTTTTCCAACTCCACAAAATGTATACCTTCAATCTTTAGTTGGGTGCATACAAACTGGAACCAAAACAGCAAAGTGTACTGGTAAGCATGAGACTCCACTGCAATTACCTGTATTCCATTCTGCACTGCCCAAAGCAATGCAAGCTGAATTGTTTCAAAAGGAGACATCTTCTTAGATACTACTTTTGAAAGTACTGGCATTGCATCATAAAGGTGGAACAGTCCTACTGCTACGTCGTTACCCGTAATCTTACCAGAGGCAGGATCAATAATGATAAAGCCACCTTGGGGTTCAATATGTTCTAAGGATGGAGGAAATGGCGGAATTTTAGCAGTATCGAGACCTGCTACAGTTCCTGCTTCCTCATCATTGAGCACTTCAGAGTAAAATATCTCTGGATGACCCATTGCTATATCGTTCTCAAGTTCTGCTAGCAAGTCCTCGATAGGCCGCAGTTCCTCCCAAAGACTTTTTCCATCTTCCAGAATACCACCGCAAATGAAAGAAACCCACTTTGGGTTCCTCTTAAGCTTAGAAAGAATGCTGCCTTTGAAGGGATAGAGGTTTCCTACAAAGATTGCGAGGCAGGAACTGTAGTTACGAGCTTTTAGCAGTGTTCCAAGGAGCCATGTAAGCTGCTTGGTAGCAATAAGATCATTTTCAGCATCTTCCCGCTTCTGCATATCATCCATGATGATTACGTCAGGGCGGCGGAACTTGATATTTAAGCCTCGAAGCGAGGTTCCTACTCCTACACCTGCTAGAATGATGTCTCTACCCCGGAATCCAAACTTCTTAATCCCTTGAGTATCCTTCTCAGCACCTAGTTTCCAGTCTCCAAAGAGACTCTTGATGTTGATGGAGTCGAGAATATCGCATACATCTGCGATAAAGTTCATTGCAAGCTGTTCTGTATTACAGACTACAAGGATAAACTTCCTATTAGTAAAGATGATACAGTAGATTGTGAAGATTTTCAGGAAGAAAGTCTTAGCAAACCCGCGCGGGAGACCTATTGCAATCTGTATAAGTCCTGAAGGCTTAGCCAGAGCGTCTAGGAATAGGCTCCAAATTGCTAGAAAGATTGGGGGCCAGAGAAACTTAAAGATATCGGGTGCACAGAGTCCTGCGAGGAAGTTGGGGTTGCTTTTACAACCTTCAATAGCTTCATCTCTGTCGTAGTGTCCACCAACAGAGACTGCTTCTTCCTGTAGTGGTGCAAAACCACCAATACCACCAGTACCACCAGTTTCCATCAGTGACATCTATATTACATCATGTACTGGTAGAGCATTCAGGCGCTGGAGAGTAGCGATTCTGTTCCTAGCCTTAGCAGCATCTGCTTCCAACAGCTTCTGATCAGAGTCCTTACCACCACCCCGGAGAGCTTCCAGTTTCTTGTTGACAACTGCGGCAGGCATAGTTGCTAGCACTCTTCCCTCCACTTCTATTACTTGGCCTTGACTGTTTACAGAAAGTTTAGGAGCCATAACTATTGGGAGAATAAGTGGTACAACTGTGTAGGAAGCAGCCGCAGGCAGTTCTTGGGGACTTGCGCGCCTCTTTGCAGCATTAAGTACTTGGAGTGCCTTCAGTATTTCCATGGGTCTGCTGAAGCCTCCCATAGGAAGTAGATCCTCCAGCTTCTGTAGGAACCGATCCTCCAGAGAGTCCCACTTCTTGTCGCGCGCCGCAATCTCTGTTAGATTCTTCAATCGCAGTTCCTGCACCTGTCGCGCAAAGTCCTCCACTCCCATGAGTTGCGACACATAGGAATCGGAGACACCTACAGCACTCGCTACCACATTGTTAGGGAGTCCGAGTCCCAGGAGTGCGAGAATTTTATCCTTCACAAGTTTCTCCTTCCAAGCGCAATACCGATCATATATTTTACATTGGTTAGAAGTTGGAGAGAGTGGGTAAACTCCAACACATATAGGAATCGGAGACTTTAACTACATCAGGAGAACCAGCTTTGGAAAAAATTTAGAAATTTGGGAGGGTTGTCATGTAGGAATTGGCGTTCAACAGCATCAAAAAGACCCTTACCCCGTCAGCAAACCAAGCTGTTGTCGTAGGTTCTGCCTTTTCCCAGCAGCGCAGCTGCTCACGATAGCTCTTGCTTTTGACCTTGTGAGCAGCGTAAGCTGCGAATGCAGTTGCACTTTCCAGCAGTTTCCTACCGAGCGCAGCGAGGCTCGATAGCTTTTGCACTTTCCAGCAGTTTCCTTGAGCGCAGCGATCTGTTGTTAGGCTTCGAGCGCAGCGAGCAATTTTTTTTGAGCAAACTACGGTGCAATGCAGCATAACCACCAGCACAGGAACGGTAATATGCTCCTGCGCTGGTGTGCTGCTCTACTGTCCTACATCAGTGCAAACCTTGCGGCTTCGATCTTCCATCCTTTCCCGACCAGATACCGGATACCGTGAATGATGCCTAGTCGGTGGCTCAAGGTTCTAGCAACTGCTAGATGCTGCTTTGTTTCCGTGCTGTGCCAGATACCGCGCTGCTTTCCACTGTTAGAAGTGGCCATACTGATGAAGTTTTTCATGGCCACACGCTTACAAGTCGTCGCCAGTGCTCTTGACCTGCATCAAGCGCGCCAGTCTTGCGGTTACTGCCTTAGCTACTGTGCTGCTGGTGTCTTGCTTCTCCAAGTAAGTGAGCATCTTGGCTGCAAGGTCTGGATTTATGCCAGCATTGTTAGACGCCAAACTAACGTATTTGCTACGCAGTGTGCCAGCCTTTGCAGCATCACCGTTGTATCTGGTGGTTGCTTCTGCTGTCATGGTCGTAGAGTCATACCATGCGGCAATGCTGTCACCGTTGAGGCGTCCGCTGGTCTGGTCGTCCTGCATCTGTGCGACCACTGCGGAAAAGGTTAGCAGGTCTGCGGGTATCTCCGTTGCGGCAGGATTCGCCAGAACGAAGTTTTGCAGCACATCACCAGCAGCCTCTGCAATCACCTTGTCCAGAGCAGCCTTGAATACATCCTGCGGTTGCACATCGTCGGAACCTTCCACGTTGTAGATGCGGAGAGTCGGAAAGGTATCAGCAACCACTGCCCGGAACTTGTCAGCATCTGCTACGGGGTTTTGCTTGGTGCTTTTGCGGCTGTAGCTGATGACCTGCTTTCCTTTGGGTGCTGTCGGCTCGGTGGTGTGAATCTGCAAGCGGTCGTCTATCGTTTCCACTGTGGGAACTCCTAATAGGTTGATGGTTGGTGGGAGTGTTGTTAGCAGGTTTCAGAAGTCAGCCAGATGCATGTGTGTCTGGCTCTTCCTGCTAGCGGCATCCTTGGGGTTACCGGACTGGTGGTTACCAGCTTACCGGGCCAATAGCTTACGCACAGAAGAATAGAGCAAGAGCCGTGCCAGCTAGCACAGCAGATAACCTGTTGATTCTATTCATCTCACATCGTGGTATGCAGGAAAAGTGCCGCAAATTGTCACAATGTGACGCAAAATTTTGTCATAGGTGGAACCTCCTATGCCCCAGATTTGCCTAATCAGTAGTATAGTAAACAATCTTCTCTATTCACTGTTCCTATATTTGCATACAGAATGTTACCCTTGTGCCGTTGTGCCGCCAGAACTCGGTGCAGCACCCCCCCCCCATCCTTTTGGGGGTCTGAACACCTCAATCCATAGGTAGTAACTAGACTCCACTACTACCATCCTACTAGCTACCTTCCTTTCATCCACCTTACTAGGGTTCTTTGTTTACATGTAAATCTATCTATTTTCTTCTTAAAAGTAAAGTGAGGGGGTAAAAGAGACATGAACAGTAGGAGCAACTACTATAGGTGCTAATAGTATCTAGGAGTAGTGGAAGGCTGGTAGTAGCAAGGAACTAGCAGGGATTGACGTGTCCAGACAGGGGGAGGGGGTCGGCACCAGATTCTAGCGGCACCGGAGGCACAACGGTAACATTCTGCATGGGAATCTAGTAGCACCCATTCCTAAGTAGCACACTAGGAACCTCAACTATATTTTCGCTGGCATGAATCTTGCGCGCCCGCATGTGGTAGCATCGGGGGAGCACTGAAAAGTTACCGAGCAAAGCAGCACAAACTCTAACGGAGCAACCACCAATGACTACCGTTCCTAAATCTGCTACTACTATTCCACTACTGGCAGTAGTTCCTGCGCCAGATAGATTCCACATTCCCTTTGTCTGCAAGTATTCAGGTCTGCTGCTTGGAAAGTTCTATCCAAACACAGGTCTATACAACAAGACCACGATGGATGGAATGAGCCCATACGTGCGGAACTGGCAAGAAACTGTAACACTGCATCCAATCTTCTCTGTATCTGTTTCCGCGCTGCTAATCCGAGCGCGGGAAACCTTCATGCTTCAGAAAGCAGGAAAGCTCAACTTTCCCATGCAGCAACGCCAGCTAATGATGCTAGCTATGCTACATGCTGGCGACGCAATTGTGCAGGACTTTCCACTTCTGCCGGAACCGCGCATTGCTGATACCTACTTTGCAGAAGTTCTGGAGATGATTGCATGGAAACATGAAGTAGCCAGCACCAGACTTCATTTCCCCAGACTCCACATAGGAAAGGATTCTGGATTCGAGCAAGTTCCTATCTGGCTAAAAGTCTGTGCTTCCTGCCGTGAAGAATATGAAAATGTGGTGCGGACACGCCAGAAAGCAGCAAAAGTAAAAGCATCAGAGATGGCAATTAAAAGTCTCCGCAAGAACCTGTTCGAGAATATCAGTCTCCGGCGCCTCTGGAACTGGATGGAAGTGCAGATTCCAGCAATGGAAATTGATTCTTGGCCAGAAGTAAAAGAACTGTTCTTCGTTGATGAGAAGAATATCCACGCTTGGACACAAAGTGAAGTGGATACGTTGGAAGAAATCTTCCTAGAATTCTGTGAAGTAGGAAACAGCATTAGTCATGAAGTGTCCAAAAGGATTGAGGAAATCCGGCGCTGGCTGAGTCTCTACGAGGACACATTCGAGATTCTGGTAACAGATCAGTTTCCAGAGTGGAAAGGTGTGCCTGCGCCGAAAGCTGTAGACTTTCCTGCAAAGAAAGACTTCCTAGTTGCTGAAGCAAAATGGAGATTGGCAAATAGGGTGCAGACTGTGGTGCAGCCAGCAGCTAAGCCTGCACGCAAGAGCAGTATCACAAAGATTACAGACGAGGACTTGTAAATCATGGCAACAAACGACAAAGATAGACTCGCAGAACTGATAGCACAAGCGCGAGCACAGCTTGCTGCTGTTACTGCTACTCCAGCAGCTACTACTGTTCCAGCAGCTCCAAAAGTTGCTACTTCTGCGCTTGCTGCCCCCATTCCTGCGCCAGAACTTCCAGACTCCGACGTTTCCAGTGCTCCAGTGACTGCTTCAGAAGCTGAATGGCTCTGGAATCCTGAGCAGCACAGAGCAATATATCATGCTGCTAAGGGTGAAAGTTTTAACCTGATAGGTGCAGCAGGAACAGGCAAAACAACAACCCTAAAAGAGATTGTGCGAATCCTTGTATCCAAGAATAAGGTGCCGATGATTGACATTAGCACCAAATACTTGATGCGCGGTCTGCCGGGAATCGTGCTAACAAGTTTTACCAGACGTGCAGTGCGTAACATTCGCAGAGTAGTTAGCGATGATCTTAAGCCTCACTGTGTAACGCTGCATAAGCTGCTAGAGTTTGAACCCGTCTTTTACGAAGTATGGGATGCAGAAGCAGGTAAGAATCGCATCACAATGCGGTTTGAACCCCAGCGGAACATGCAGAGAAAGCTTCCTGAGACTCTCCGCACTGTGGTGATAGATGAAGGCTCAATGCCATCTACCACACTTTTCAAGATGCTCTGGGACGCATTACCAGAGCCAAAGAAAGTGCAGTTCATTTTCGTTGGAGACTTGCATCAGCTTCCACCAGTCTACGGACAGGCAATTTTGGGGTTCAAGCTTCTGGAACTTCCTACTGTAGAACTTACCAGAATCTACAGACAAGCTGCCAAGTCTCCCATCATTACTCTTGCTCACAAGGTGAAGAACGGTGAAAAGATACCAGTCACAGAGAAGCAGACTACAGAGACGGAGCAAGGCAAGGTCACGATTCATCCGTGGAAAAAAGCCTTGTCTGATTTCGATGGAGCACATACGGCTGGCTTATTTCTAAAGCAGCTTGTCAGTTCGGGCAACTACGATGAAGAAGAAGATATCATTCTCTGCCCACAAGAAAAAGTTACGAATCTTGCGTTTGGAACAAAAGAATTTAACAGAATTGTTGCGCAAGAACTAGGAAACGGCAGGAAAGCAATAGTCTTTGAGATTGTTGCTGGCTTCCAGCGTCACTACTATGCAGTTGGTGACAGAGTGATGGTAGGAAGAGAAGATGCAATAATTACCAAGATTGAAAAGAATGCTCGCTACTGGAGCACTGTTCGCCCGCGCCCAGCTTCGGAGTATCTTGATCGCTGGGGAAACTACAAACAGAAACCTGTAGAAGATGGAGGCAAGGAGGACTTCGACGTTGATGCTTATCTTGATAACTTCACCCTCAAAGGCACAGAGGAAGAAGATAGGAAGCAAGAAGCCAGTCACGTTATTACTGTCAATCTCTTGGATACTGAAGTTAAGCAAACAGTATCCGGCGCTGGTGATATTAACAATATGATGTTTGCTTACTGCCTTACTGTGCATAAGGCTCAAGGTAGTGAGTGGTCGCGCGTTTTCTTTCTCACTCACCAGTCCCACATAACTATGTGGAGCAGAGAACTACTCTACACTGCTATCACGCGTGCCAGAAAAGAACTTTACATGATCGTGGAACCTGATCGGGGCGCGAAGGATGGCACACTTACGAAGGCTGCTCGTTCCCCACGCATCAAAGGTGATACGCTTGCAGAGAAAGCAGAGTTCTTCAAAGGTAAGCAAGAAGAATTCGATAAGATGATGGCGAAAGGTTCTGATGTTCCTGCTGGCAAGGTAGTAGAAGGCAAGTATAAAGGCACTGTGGAAGAAAAGAAACCTATTGCTATTGCACCTTCCAAACCAATTGTGCTAGTTCGCATGGCTGATCTTGTTCCTTCCATCTTTAAAGATGCAGCACAGCAGCAACTGCTGAAGCGTTGGGAACGTGCAAAGTTAATTTGGGGGGATAAGATTGGGGCGCCGCCCACGCTGGACTACAACCTGCAACGCAGCAATATCATCGGATTGGCTGACTTACAGAATCGTGTCATCAAGCTAAATCCAGTATGGTGTATTCTGGCTGTAGAGAATCCAGTCATCAAGGAAGAAATGCTTGGAGACACGCTAGACCATGAGATTTGCCACATTGTCTCTTGGACTTACAGCACAGATCGTGGTCATGATTCTGGCTGGCGCATGGCAATGAGATTGATGGGAAGGGAACCCAAGCAATTCTACGATTACAATACTCTGCCTGCTTGGACTAGCAGTTTTGCAGGAATTGTAGAATCACGGAAGAAGCAACTTGCAGAAAGTGAAGGCGCAAACGTAGCAGATGATTACAACATAACAACTACTGATCAAATCTAGGAGCTACCACCATGAACCGCGAACAAGATTGAGTGGAAATGAAATTCTTCCCACTGCTACCACTGCTCTCTCTCTTAGGTGCTGCTGGATGTATCACACTTCCAGCAGCACCCACTCGCACAACCACAACTACAATCATCCGCCACGAGGTAAGCTTAGAAGAAATAAACAAGATGTGTTTTCGTGCGCCGCATGGAACCACACTTGCACACATTGGCTGTGCTTTCTTCAACCCTGCTACTGTAGGTGTTGGTGGAATCTGCACAATCTATGTTCCTGCAAAAAATGAATATGAACAACTAGTAGAAAAGCTCCGGTTAAAAGGTAAACAAGTATCAACAGAAGCCATAGAGTTGCACATTCTAGGACATGAAGTTAAACATTGTTTTGAAGGAGATTGGCATTGATGAATCCTACACAAGGTATGAACAAGGATGATTCTGTTCTTGATGGTGTAGTAGCAAAGCCTATTCAACTAGAAGAAAGCCGCTCAGATGCTGTAGTTAACGGCGACATTTTTGATGGTCATTCTGATCTCTACCTCGGAGATATAGATGTTGCAACAAGACAAATACCAATTAAGCTGCACATCTATGTTGATGGTTGGTATTACGAATACACTGTAACTAACAGAATAGAAGTAGACAAGTCTGCTCCTTCCGAAACCAACCCTGCGCCCGCGTAAACCTGCGCCGCGTTGTGCTATACTTTTCCTGCCTACTGTTTTTTGGGTGGGAACCCCAGTAACTATAACCTATGGAGAACAAAGATGGCTGAACAAAAGTTTGAAGTCAAAAACTTCAAGTCTGAAGTCAAAGAGTTGGAGTATCACTTCAAGAAGGAAAAGATTCGCAATGCAGAAGGTGATGTGATTGGCGAAGGAAAGAAGCTTCCTTCTGTCAAGTTGGGACTTTCCATTCTGACCCCAGAAGGTTTGCTTGAGGTTATCCAAGCAGGCGGAAAAGAGCTGGAACTCCTGATGGATGCAGTCGAAGAAATCACCTACAACGCTGGCCGTGATCTGATTAATGACCTGCGCGCCAAGAACCCAGAGAAGGATATCGAGCCTTCAATGATTGATCTGGCGAAACTGGCGTGGTCAGTCATTGCTAACATTCCTCGCGCTGAACGTCGTGGTTTGGGCCTCAGTGACGAAGATTGGGAATCCTTCGCTGCTGACTACCGTTCCATCATGCCGAAAGCAACTGGTAAAGATGTGGACAGAATCGAGAAACACATCCAGTTGTTCAAGAAGAAGTTCTATCCCTGCCGGAACCACAAGAAAGCCCTGGGAGTTCTTGCAGACATGCTTTCCTTGTGGGCAGTATCTTCCTCCACAATGGAAGATAACAAGGAAGTCTACGAGTATCTGAAGGGCCGCGTGGATGTGCTGCTGGCAGAGGAAGAAAAAGTTCTGGCAGAAGCACTGTAGGAACTGCTGCTGGAGCAGACACAGAAGTTACCCAGAGAAGTCGTCTGATGAGCCAGTGTAACTCTGGCGAAACTGGCAGGAACGAGTTTACTATCTTAATTTAAGTTTCTTGCCAGTCACGACACTTTCAAGGACGAGATTTAATTAAACAGGTTTACTAATCCTTGTCATATATAGAAAATCTGTTAGCTCCCAGCAAGCTGTGTGGCAATGGTTTGTTGATACCCCAGTTGGCTGCAGGTTCTGGAATGAAGGAGCGCAACCGGCAAGTTAGGGACTGACAAGTTTCTAGCCAGCAGCAGAATCCTGATCGAGTCTGCTGTATGGGTAGAATCTTTCCTGTTTGGTGGCAGGTTGATTTTGCTTAAAGTCTAGGTGTATAAACAAACTTACGGTGATGAAACCTAGTGTGAAGCTTCCCAGCGAGCAATCAAAGGGTGACTAAGCTGACCATAAACAACCGTCATTGTGGAGAACATCATTGACAACACCAGCAGGAATTTTCAACAAGCTAGTTCTAGGTGAATCTTCCTTTATAACTATCAAAACTGGAACCCTCTCCAACCACAATGCTCTCAGAACTCGTTTGGTTAAACTGTTCTCCGCTCACAAAACTGCTATGCAGAGTCTTGGTGAAACTCATATTGGTGATTTTAAACTCACTGATCTGGGTCTTTGCGCTACTTTCGACAGTGCTAGTGGACACTCTACATTTTCTATTGCGATTCCTACTAGCCGTAAGGGACGCGATTATGAAATTGTGGATCTCTCTGCTGTAGAACCTTCCAACTTCCAATGATCGCCTGCGCGTTTGTCTCTCCATACTTCTTTATTCCTGCTCCTTCTACGGAACAGGCTAGCAAGTATCTACGTGTTCCCATGAACTACTATCTAGCACCTTTCGCTCGCGCGTCTCAGCCAATCCGGCGCAAAGGAAAGAGCCAAAGAGACAGGTTAAACAAGCATCAACGAAAGCAGCAACAATCTTGTGGCTAGACGCTACGCAAAGGTGTGGCAAGAACTAAAGCTAACAAAGAAATGCACAATCACCTGTAAACCTGCAAAGATTGGCACAATTGTCAGGTGTGTCAGGAAAGAAAAGAGTAGAGAAAATGCCCCGCGCCACAGTTTAGAAATACCGTCTTTTGGAAGGCTGAAAGTAAGGACGGAGATTTCTAACGGTGTTGGAATCATTTACTTCAATCTAGTAAACAGTTATCGGAGTTATGAACTGTGAACAACCAACGTAAACAAACCCAGGAGTATCAAACATGCAACTCAAAG